TTACCTGATTCTTGCGGGCGGCGGTTCAGGCGGTGCTTCCCAAGAGAACAGTTACAAAACGCAAGGCGGCGGCGGCGGTGCTGGCGGCATGTTGACAGGTACCGCTGCTGTGGCGGCGGGGACGTACACGATCACGGTCGGCGTAGGTGGGGCACCTCCTGATCCCTCAGATAACAAACACGGTAATGCGGGGGGCGATTCCGTTGCTTTGAGTCTGACGGCTGTCGGTGGTGGACGAGGAGGCGGTAAAGACGGCGCAGCGAGCGTGGGCGGTTCTGGTGGCGGCGGCAAGTCACACGCTAATGAAGCAGGAGGCGCTGCTACTGCTGGACAGGGTAACGCTGGAGGTCAGGGTGGTGCCGACGGGACGGGGACTAAGGGCGCTGGCGGTGGCGGCGGTGCGGGCGCTGTAGGTGAAGCAGGGAACACGGACGGAGCCGACTACGGCGGCGACGGTGGCGCTGGGACCACGGGCTACGGGATCGGTGCCACGACCCCTGTTTACGCAGGCGGTGGGGGTGGTGCCAATGCCTACACGACGTCGGGGGTAAACGGCGGTGCAGGCGGTTCAGGTATTGGTGGTGTAGGTAATGGTTCAACAACGACGATAATCGGTCCTGTAGCCATGACTGGCTCGGGTTCGGGCGGCACTGGCGGCGGGTCTAGGGCCGTTGAAGGGTCGTCGGGCATTGTCATCATCCGATACGAGGTGGCCGCATAATGGCTGACCCTGGATACATCGTTGATGGTGTTCTCACTGACGGTGAGGCATGGGTCGCCATGTCTCATGCAACGGTGTCGCTACCTGCGACCCCGATTGTGTTTACCAGCACCGACGACGGTCAAACGGGCGACTTCTCCCAATACATGGATCTCGTCCTCGTCGCCTACATACGTTCGCAGGACACAGGTGACCCGTACACCTACCTTTCGGTGAACAACTCCACCTCCTTCGCCTCCACAAACCAGTATCTACAGGCCAACGGTGCGTCTGTATACGCTGGCTCCTATGCCCCGACTGGCAAGGGTTGGATCTGGCGGCATCCCTACTCCACTCAAACAGCGAATGCGTTTGGTGCTGGGGTCTGCCACTTCTTCGACATCAACAGCGGCAAATACAAGAGCATGGTGTCACAGTCCGCTTCGGATCTTGACGGTTCTGGCTGGGTTTACATGGCCGCTAACACCATTGCAACGCAGGCACCCATCAGTTCCATTGAGGTTCACGACGGTGCGGGGTCGGGATGGTCGGTCGGTTCGACATTCGACCTGTTCGGTGTCCTTCCCAGGATGGTGGCCTGATGGCTGTGATCGAAGCAATCGCCACAACGTACCTGGAGGCTGCTGCTGCGTCGGTGACGTTCTCATCGCTTGGCTCGTATGAACATCTCCAGATTCGGGTGTCAGGGCGCGACAACTATGCGGGCAGCGGTGGAAACAATCTCTACATCCGTTTCAACGGTGACACGGGCAGCAACTATTCGACGCACTCCTTGTACGCCTACAACGGCTCAAACACGGCTGTCGATAAATACACGGGGCAGGCTTATGTGTATGCGGGTGGGTACATTTCGGGGCCGTTGACACCAGCCGCAGCGAACTACGGGGTGACCGTCATCGACATTTTGGACTACGGAAACGCGAACAAGAACACGACGATGCAACAGATGAGTGGCCTTGTCGCTGATTCTTCGGGGAACTCCTTTCTCCAGTTCGCTTCGGCGCTGTGGGACAACACGGCGGCGGTGACGAGCATCCTGCTGTACCCGCCGTCGGGTTCTTTTGAACGGGGTACCGAGATGACCCTGTATGGGATTCAGGAGTAGACGATGGCTGCTTGGACCCACATCGCCCACAGTTCCCTGAGCCTGCCCGCAGCGACGGTTACTTGGACTGGCATCTCAGGGTCGTACGACCACCTGTATCTCAAGATGTCAACCCGCTGCGACGCTGTATCCTATTCAACGAACATTTACGTCAACTTCAACTCTGACACGGGAACCAACTACTCTGAAACCCAGTTGTATGCGGGTACTGCAACCCCCACTTCCTACCGTGCCTCTGGTCAGACCAAGTTGCAGTATTCAGGTTATTCAACAGGTACCTCTGCGTTGGCGGACACGTTCTCGTCTACCACGATGTGGATTCCGAACTATGCGAATACCGCCAACTTCAAGCAGACGTTGACCAGTTCCGTTTCGCCAAACAACTCCACGACCGATGTCCAGTGGCTTGTCAACACGACGGCTGGCTTGTGGGGTGCGACACCCGCTGCGATACACACCATCCTGCTCACATCGTTCAGCAGCGACTTCGTCGCCCAAAGCACATTCGACCTCTACGGAGTAACAGGAGCATAGAAATGGCAAGACAGAAGGTTGTCAACGGGGTCTACTACGACCTGACCGCGGAAGAAGAAGCGGCTTTGGACGCACAGGCTGAGGCTGCCGATCTGGACATGAACATGGTCAGATCGCAACGCAACGGGATGCTGGCAGCAGCAGACTGGACACAGTTGGGCGACGCCGCATTGGGCGACCACACCGCTGAGGAATGGGCTGCGTACCGCCAGGAGCTGCGGGATCTACCTGCGACATACACCCGTGTGTCTGAGGTTGTGTGGCCTAATGATCCTCCGACCCAGGTGGTCGTGGACGCTGAGGAAGCGGCAAGGCTCGCTGCTGAGTAATGAACGAACCGACCGACATCCGACAGGTAAAGATCCCGACCATCGCGGTCGGGCTCATACTGTCCGTAGCGGTCATCGCAGGAACAATCACCTGGTCGTCAGCACGCACAGTGGCACGTATCGACCGCCTCGAAGAGTCGGTCGAATCCATTGAAGATTCGATGGATATGCACGCTTATGCGCGAGTGGAAGATGTTTCGGAAGACATTCGGGATTTAGAAACACGGTTGGCAGCGATGGAAGACTTGTGTAGCCGTGTGGACGCAATGGAGGAACTGGTCGCTGGGGTGGCTTCCTCTGTGAGCGCCTTGTTGATGGAAGCGGAACAGGACTGGTGGCCCGATGCCGACGACTGAATACAGGCCAACCCACAAGTTCATGGGACAAAACGCTTTGTCTATTGAGTACGAGCTTCGGAAACTGGCTCAGACCCTGAGCAGCCATGACGCTGCCATAGAAGCAAACCGGCTAGGGATTTTCGGAAGGCGAGATTAGATGGCTATCAGACAGGCTGCCTCAGAAATGGGGATCAAGGTTGGCGACGAGTCTTTGACTGTCGCTGACGCATCTATCGGGTTGGCTTCCATCCCTTCGGGTGCGGTGGCGGCGATGATCACGAACGGCGCTGAGGCGATCAGGATGAGGTGGGGTACCCCCACTACGTCTGTTGGTCATTACCTGAATCCGTATAGCACCGCCGAGCTGGTGAACGACGATTTGTCGGCCATCAGGTTTATTCGTGTGGGTGGCTCTAGTTCCACTATTTTTGTTACCTACTTTGGAGCCTGAAGATGCCGTTGAATCGGATTTCGCAAAGGGTCGTAGATCAGGTAGCGACGGGCGACATCACCGATGTTGTTGCGGGGTCGGGCCTGGCGGGCGGCGGTTCGACGGGTGCGGTAACCCTGACTGTCGATACCGACGCGAAGGGCGATCTTATCGTTGGGTCGGGTGCCGATACTGCGGTCAAGTTGTCGGTGGGTACGAACACGCATGTTCTTACTGCCGATTCAAGTACCGCGAGTGGCCTGACTTGGACGGCCCCCACTACGGGAGACATCACGGGTGTCACTGCGGGCACTGCCATTAGTGGCGGTGGGAGCAGTGGGACGGTGACCGTGAATGTGAATGTCGAGACTGCGACGTTGCAGTTGGCGGGTCAGGTGTTTGGCTGATGGCGATGGATCCAGGGCAGCGGGGTTTCGGTCAACCGATGCGCCGGCAGGGGCCGGTCGACCGTTTGGACGAGTCGGTTGGGGAAAGGTTTCGGGGTTTGCCTCCCGAGTTGTTGCAGATGCTGATGGCGCAGCTCATGGCCGGCCAGGGTGGCGGCAGGCCACCGCAGCGGCCACCGATGGGTGGCGGGGCACCGCAGAGGCCACCGATGGGTGGCAGTCGTCCACCTGTTGTCAAGCTCGAGGATCTGATGGCAGCGATGACGAACCGTTCCCCGCAGGGGGCACCTCAGGCAAACATGCCTGTTCCGCAGGCGAGAGGCCGAATCGGTAGATAGATGGCTATAGATTTCACGTTCACGGGCCGCAACGACGCGCCGGTTCCGACCATCGCCAACACGATGTCGGCAACCTATGGCGGGTTGGGGTCTAAGAACGCGCCGTCTTTCGGGAACGCACCGAAGATGCCGACCA